TTAGCATTTACAGGAGAAAGCTGATTAGAAAGATTATTGATGGCATCAGCCAACTGATAGATATAAGAAAGATCTAGTGGTTGACCACGATCTGGAAGAGGTACTTTAGCCATGTATCAATTATATCATGTAACGGTAATTTCGCCAGACTTATATAAGAGTATCTGTTCTCTTGGGTCTCCCACACCAGTAGACCTGGTTGGAGTTGTTTGTCTGGCATATATTTCTACCTGCAACCTGTTTGTTCCAGTATGCACTGTGGTTACCCCAGTTGTTGGGTTTGTATAATTAAATGAAGTTGGTCTAGTTAGCGACAAGCTTGTCTGGGTAATTCTTTGCTGATAAGTCCAGTCACCGTCTTGGCCACTGCTATACCACTTTACCCAAATATCATAACCTAATGCCTTAACAATAAAATTATTATTTATATACGCTGACACTGGCTCCCAAGATAGTGTAATAATTCTCGACCCACCACTTGTTACAACATTATGATAAATTGCAGATCGAAGAATCTCTAAACCTGTTAGTGGATCAATTGGCCTACGAAAATCAAAATTGTTTGTGACAGCGTATACTGGTGACCACTGGGATGTACGGTTACGGTCATCTGAGATTACCCGATACCTTGTGTAGTAACCGAGCTTTCCGTCAATCAGCGTCAGTGGAGGAAGTGATGGGAGGGGGACAGTCGTTTTTTGAAGACCACTTTTACCAGCCATGCTACATCACATCCAGGCCAAATCTAAACTCAACTAGATTGGAAGTGTTTGCCTCTTTAACAATTGGTCGTCCATCATCCGTTTTAATGACAGTATATCCAGTTAGACCATAGAGAGGATTAAGAGTAGATACATTTTCAAGTCTGAGAGCATCTAGTGCCATATAGTAGTTTGAGGTTGGACCTTCGATAGTTGCAGAAGACAGTGCTGATGTGATGTCTTGAATACCAGCCTTAGCAAACTTAAATGTTTTTGAATTGACAATATCTGTAATAACGTGTGTTCCGTTAAACAAACCGTTATTTTCATTGGTAATAGTTACCTTAGATCCTACAGCAAATCCATGATCTTGTACTGTAGTTACTGTTGCTTTTTGAGTAGCATTATCGTAAGATCTTGTGTCACCAGTCAGGTTGTCAAAAATTGAAACATAAACTCTAACAAGACTTGCTGCACCCCACGAGAACGATGTACCCTTAACAAGTTGTCCAAGCTTAGATGTAGCAATATTATATCTGTTTGCATCCAAGCCAGACGTAATTTCTACCTGCATTCTGGCAAAGTTTTCTGGGTCCTGTGTTACACTTTCTTCTGGAGAAAACACAACAGTAGCATAAAGTTTTGACGGAGACAGAGGGTGTGTCTCACTCTTGCTTACAACAGAGAATGCCAACTTTAATTCATCTTCTGGAGAGTTTTGACTTAGATTAAGAGACGTACCTGCAAGGTGAATGTGCTTTGCATAGTTTTTGTTTTGATCTTCTGTACCGTCGGAAACTACAATAAGGTTTGAACCACTCTTGGCTATCTGAGATGTGTTGCCTGGAACGTAAATGGCAGTATTAAGGAATCGACATCTTTCAAACCTACTAAGTCTTGCATCAGAATCAAAAAGTGCGTTATCTGAGGTAGCACGAAACGCAGGTGCTACACCTAGGTTAGGGTTAATTGTTCCGCCAGCAACACCTGCAGAAAGTGGTGTAGAGATTGTTGCACCAATACCAATTGCTGAAGATGTACCATGGTACTCCCAGTTTTCTGTTTCTGCAAAAGTATAAAGCATACGACTGTCTTTATTGGTTGCAGATGGATTTGAACGAGCAGAGTAAATTCCTACCTCAGAAATCTCATATCTTTGTTCTGTAGGTAACTCTGCTGTTAGTGTTAGCTTTGTGACTCGTCCAGTTACTGTACCGCCAGAAGTCCACACACCTGTAGCCACACTTTTAACTGTAAATGTTGCAGATGTTGGTACACTATAAACCACAGCATTTGAAATGTTGTAACCAGAAATATTTGTGCCAGCAATATCTACTACATCTCCAGGAGCAAATCCGTGAGCTGTTGTTACGGTATATGTAATCAGCGTTCCGTTACCTATTGCACCCGAAACTGTTAGGGTGTTTGTATCAAGCTCTGTAATGTATCCTCGTGAAATAATTGGAATACGGAACATCTCAAAATCCATGGATTGCTTTTGTGCAAAATCTGCCTGATATGGTGCCAACGAGTCTGTTGTATTGAGTGGCTTAGTTCCACAACCAATAGCCAGGTGTGATGCATAAGCAGGTGCCTGTCCAAGCAGGTACTTAGCAATAATGTCTTTTCCAGTATTTGTAATCATAATGTTCCTTAATAAATTATATCATCTAGGGCGTCGCCAGAGTCGATAACCTGTACCTCTACTCTTTCATCTGGAAGCATGTTAATTACATTAACAACAAGGTTGCCGTTAAATTCATCAATATATACTATGTCAGTTACCTCGTTGTTGCTTAGACTTGTTCCAATTTCTGGAATTTTTTCATCTAACAAAATTGGAAAGTTTTTAAAGTATGAGTTTGCATCTTCAATGCTTGGAAACATATTGAGTGGATTAAAGGCAGCACCCAATTGTGCAACATTCTTAATTGGAGTATAGATAACTTTCTGACCATTAACAATGTCGTTACGTGAAATAGAGATAATTTCTTGACCACCTACCTGCTCAAAAAGCAGATCTGTCATGTATTCTACTGGGACACTGTCTGAATTAAACTGAATAAGATCTGGTGTTGCAATCTTGATATCTTTATTCGATGCCGCTGGAGTTGCTGCTGGAATACTTGGAGTTGCGTCTACCATTATTTAACCTCACTTAAGTATAGCGTCATGTCTGGACCACTGTTATCACGTGAATACTGAATGCTGTAAACCACAAATCTTGAGCCAGTAGTAGCCAACTCGTTGACACCATCATTATTAGTATAATCAATCTCAACAATATCTCCAAGCTGAATCATTGGATTGGAGAAAATCTTTACACCAATAGAACGGCGTGGCTTCATAATCTTTTCAGAAAGCCACTGCATCATGTTATTAGCTTCATCCTGGCTTTGGATAAACGGAGCAGAAATTGAGAACTGCTTCTTACCATATGTCATTCTACTAAATTTAATATCCTGATAATCTTGGCTAACTTTTTGTGGTGAACGAACCAAAGTATCTCCAGTAAATTCTGGGTTAGACAGGTCTGACCTCTTATTGTAGAATTCGTCAACAGTTAATTCGTGCTGAGACTGTTGAGTAAATGTTACACCCTGAATTCTAAGATAGTTACCACTTGTAGAGTCTAGATTAAGTGCAGTATCAGTAGCATTAAAGATCAGGAAGTCTGACTTGTAGGCACCAGCAATAAAGTTTGAAACCGTATAGCCCTTGATCTTGTTAAATGTTGGTGCAAGCTTTGCGTAAATGGCAGGGTACGCCTTGTCATAACGCACATTGAAGTATGCAGCCTCACGCATGATTGTTCCAAACTCTTCAAAGTAAATCTTATACTTTGGTGCTTCAGATGGGCCAATACCTGTTAGGTATGTAGACTGAATTAAACCATTTATTGCGTATTTTTGGAAAGACGATGATGCGTTAATCTCTTGATCCCCAAAGACGCTATCGCTAATTGTTTCTAAGCTGAAGGTTGTGTTTTGACTATAGTTATTAGTTAGTGCATAAAGGTTTTCAAACATTACCCTCGAAGCACCACGAGTAAATGGTGCAATATTGTTATAGATTGGCAAAGGGTTTTCGTCGTCAACAACTTTTACAAGTACATTGTTTACGTACAGGTAAAACTTCATTGCTCCACCATCTTGTTTTTTGTACTCAACAGCAAGGTCATATACTGTTGGAGTCTCTTCTGCAGACATTCGGTATTGTCCCGTAAACAATCCGTTGTCAACCACAATATTTGCAATGCCACCCCAGAGCTTTACAGGAATAGCCTTGTTATTAACAATGGAGGCAGTTCCACCAGAAACTGGGGTAGACGCTACATCAATTCCTTCACGAAGATATGAGAAAGAAAGTTTATCTTCAGAAACTTCTGTAATAGTAAACACACCGTCAAATGGGCTTCCCACGTTAGTTATTGTTACCTGATCACCAGGAATATACTTGTGTGCAACAGATGTTACTACAGTGGCTACGCCTCCAAGCAATGATTTACTTGTAATGTTTGTAGCTGGAGCATCTCGCTGCATTACCTTATAGAAGATAATGTTGTGCACATTATCTGCATCTTCATATTGAGATAGGTTGTTTTCTGTAAGAGCCATAATCTCAAAGTAGTATCCATTATTGGTTTCTGGATTCAGCATTACTGCAATACCGCCAGATGCACCACCAATAGCAATTGACTGGTCAGAAGCAATTGAATTGGCTGTGTAGTATGTGTTCACACCAAATGGCGACTGTCCACGAGATTCGTTGTTGTCAACCTTACCGATAATACGCATACGTGTTCCAAAGTGCACAAACCTGTCGCTTAATTTCTTGGGAACATAAGTAACAAATCCAGGTGTTTGGTCTTCAGAGTTAATTGCACCGTTCATAACGAAGGCAGAAGACTGAATAGTACCAGTCTGAGTAGATAACATTCTGTTTACGACAGCTTCTTCGACGTTCACATTAGACAAGAAGTTTTTAATAACTCCATTTCGTGTTGTAGTCTTTGCTCTTTCATTCTGAACTCCTGCAGCACCCTGCGTAACCTGTGGAAGTTGCTTGGTAGAGTTTGTAAGATATGTAAAGTCCATATTTACACCACGAACATTATCGTCACTAGACCAGTACTGGCTCAAACCTGCTGAGTGATAAACTGGCTTTGTTGTTCCGTCTGCATTATGTGCACCAGTACCAAATTGCATACGACCGTGCTTAGCTACAGCACCATTTCTTAATCTTGTAGTGCCCTCCACAACCTCGTAGTTTGGTTCTGCATAGATACGTACCAAACCAGTTGGATACATTTTTCCATTAAATGGTATTTTTGCAAAGTACTTCTGGTATTCTTGAACGCTTGTGATCCAAACGTTAGGATTTTCTCCACGTGCCAAACCAGGTACGCTGTACTGTACGGCATCATACTTGATGATTTCTCCATTGGCATAAAAGTATCCGTTGTAACGGCTAAGCCAGTAGACGCCATCACCAAAGTCAATGGTGTTGTTAATAATTTGGTGATTCTCTACAGATGGCAATAAGTCTTTTAGGTCAGAGTTTAGAGGAATTGCACTAAGAACATACCCAGATTGTTGAGCTACTTCGTCATTTGCAGACTTTGTATTTTCTGATGGACCAACTTCCCAAAGCAAGGCTGGCTTGTATATCCATGTCTTGTCACGATCAACAAGGCTTGCCTGCTTGATAGAGCTGTAAGAACGTTGGATATATCTGGATGTGTAGTTAATTGTACCGTCATTGTATACTACGTTATCTTCTGCAGATACCTCCACAATATTGGAAAGCTTTTTCTTGCCAGTTGCTGTCTCTACCTTAGAATTGCTATAAGCATTTTCCACTACACCAGTGTCTGCAGAATCACGTGAGCCATAAAGAGTGATGTCCGTGTTTCTTTCAGATACGCTAGGCATCATGTACCCTTTGCTCATAACAACAAAGTTGTTGTATTCATCAAAGAACATTGCTGCCTGAGAAGATATTGCGATATCTGATAAAACCTCTGCGAGAGACCTATCTGGGCCTACTGCAAAGTATGGAATAATAAGTTCATCTTCATCCAAATTTCTCTTAAATGTATAGTTAACAAAACCAATAGAGTCAAGGAGAATCGATACTGCAGAGCTTAAAGAAGCATTTTGAATTAGCAACTGTGGTGCGGTCATTGCTTCAAAGTGAAAAAAGAAGTCTCTAAGTGTTAGAGTTACAGACCTGTCCTTGCTAGATATTTGGGGAAATCCTTCAGAATACATTGTTTTAATTGGAACATAGTAGACAGTAGAAGAGTCTATCAAAACCTCGTAGAGCTTAATCTGAATATTCTGAGCTGTATAGTCTGCAACAATACTACCAGTGTTGTTTTGATTGTCACGAATATTGGTTGGAAAGAATGCCTGGTCGTAATCAAAGATGTCAATAGATCCTGTGGAAGCGAGTAGCTGGCCCACTGGCAAACCACTTACACCAAGGTCAGAAGCACTCTTAGTTAGGTTGAATGTTTTAACCTTGTCAGAAAGATCTACCGTAAGTCTTGGAGACATTTCAATAAGATCAAATGTTGAGTCAAACTTGTTCATTGTTTCTACAACAATTCGCAGGCCTCGCATATATTGGAACTCTCTATATCCTACTGATGCACTAGCAGAAGTTTGTACCTGTTTAGGTGCTGTCAAGTCTGTTACATAGTTTGTTAGGTTTGTTACTGTTTCTTCTTCAAGATACCACCCATATTTTGCATCAAAAGATTGGTATTCATTAGCAATAACAATGTAGTATCTTCCTGGGTCCACCTCTGAGTCACCTCTTACCCAGTATGATGTGCCTTCAACTACAACAGTTGGGTCTGGCAAAAGCGACGAATCTGCATATTCTCCAGCATAAAAGAATGTGTCTTTATAAACATCTGGAATAATTAAACCATAAGCAAGCTCTACGTAGCCATCCTCTTTAATAACCCTAGTTCCGTCACGACGTATAGAGTCTGGATTAAAAGAGATTGCGTCTACCCAGTTATCTGCATCAAGGTACTGAACCTTCCATCTAACTGGTGTTGTTTGATTTTGCACACCATAAAATGGATCTGAAAAAGAACCATTTTCGTTTACAAATGTTCCTAAGTCAACAGCTCCGACATTGGTCTGCATCTTTAAAACAATTCTATTAGCTGGCACAGCATTTTTATAAACAACAAATGGCACAGCATCATCAATTTGGTTTTGACCATTAATTACTTTATTAGCAATTCCTCGCTCAATACCATTTTCTGTACGATACGAGGACCAATATTTAAACTGATCGTCCTTATCTGCAATATAGTATCGTGGACGTGAGATCATGTCTGGATTAGCATGATGGGTAAACTTGTTAGAAAAATAACGCAGCTTGTTGATGCCAGAGCGTGGCCTAAACTTTCCCAAGCAATCTTCAAGTGAGTAGAGAAGCTTTTCTTTTTCTTTTTTAGATAAAAATAGTGTTGGAACCTGTTCTCCAGCTACAATATCGTAGCCACCATCTACAACCACATCTGCATCTGTTGCACCAGTATATGAGTTAGATGCATCACTAGGGTCAAAAGAAGAGTCTAAGTTAATATAGTTGGCGTCTTCAGTACCTACCGTGGCATTTCTACGGTAACGGTAATTGCCAACTTTTTCAATGTTAGAGGCAATGTTCATATTCCATTCAGCAATTACTGCTGTCTGAGACCTTACTGTAGAAGATGTTTCGATGTAGTCCTGTAGATTTGAATCTAAAAACATTTAAACCTCTTCCAGCGTAACCGAGATATTCCAGAAATCATAATTGCTTCCGCCACGCTTCTCTACAGTATAGCTGAAATCGGAAAAGTATACTTCAACAATCTGGCTGTACTTTGCTAAATTATCGTATGGCGTAGCATCATTTTGCTCTGCAAAGTTAGTGTACTTGTCATAAGAAAGATATACCCAGAATGATCCAGGATTATTTTCATACCAATCTAGCAGATCTACCCCACCTGCACCGCCATCAGTCGTATACTGCTGGTCTTTGCGAAGTGCAGAGCCGTATGGTCTAACTACACCAGTTTTTGTGGTGGTAATGGTGTTATTCTTTCCATCATTATCAGTATCTTCATACTTTGTAGTTGTAATTGGTGCTTCTTCAATAAGACTGGTTGCCTTACCATTTGCACCAAACTCTGGGGAAAGAGCAAAAGATCTTGATGGTAGCATTTGCCAAGATGTTGAAATAGAGAGCTTATCAGCAATGTGATAGGAACGCATACGGCCATTAATCATACGTTCACGCTTTTCAATACGCTCTTGTTTAAAATCAATAGGTTGACGATTATCATCAGAAAGAATGATAAAGCTGCCCAACTGATTAAGTGAGCCATCGCTATTAATTTCATTGCCAAGTGGAACGTAGGAACCGTTAATAATGGTACCAGGATTATCTGCCCAAAGCATTGCTTGTGGACGTTGATACTTTTTACGCCCTGCCATATATGAACTGGTAGCCATTAGAACCTATTACCTCGAATTCGTTGAGCATCTACACGCTTAATCTGAGCCATAACAGTACGTGCGATTTCGTCTGGGTTAGCGTCTGATCTGACGTTAACACTCATATTATAATTATACACTGAACCGCTACCGAAGTTTCCTTGGTTAATAGCCTGCAGGTTGCCCACACCAAATCGATCGACAGCCCACTTCTTAACTACAAACTCTCCTGGAGTAAGCATTGCAGGTACAGTATCTGTACCCTTTGGAGCAAACATTGGCTTAGAAAGTCCGCCATTAGCCATGTAACTAGCAACGTAGCCACCCTTGGCAAACAGCCTGTTTCCAGCATAGTGTGCATTTACTCTAGCCTGAATTACATCATAGTTTGCTCCTAGAGCATTTTTACGTGCCTGACCATTACCATACTGACCCCTAATAACCTCAATAGCTCTAGCATTGACCCACGCAGGATCGTTTGCTGGGTTATAGGCTGGAGCTGGTGCAGGTGCTGTAGAAGCTACTGGAGCTGGTGCAGGAGCTGCTGGTGCTGGTGTAGCTGCCTGAGCCTCAGCAATTCTCTTTTCAATAATAGTATGAATAGTCTGCTTTGGCTTTTCAATTTCTTTCCATGCCTTTTCAAGATCTTGAGCAACAATAAGTGCTTGATTGACAGCTTCTTTAAATGCTTCACTGTTTGTTCTGGCAACATCAATGTTGTTCTTAATGGTTTCCCATTCTTCCTTTGTCTTTCCTGCTACAGTTAGAGCACTAATCTGAAGCTCTTCCTGACGTGTAAGCAGTTCGACTTGACGCTGAGCTGGCTCAATTTGCTGTTCTTCAATTTCAAAAATTTGACGCTTAATGTCACGAATACGTCCTTCTAGCTGCTCTCTGGTCATACCCATATTAGCTGTAAGGTTTTCAATTTCAAGTTGCTGAGACTTTTGTAATGCTTCACGCTGGTCAACAAGTGCTTGTGCTGCATCATTTGCACGCATTTCTTCTGCTGCTCTAGCTGCCGCTGCAATGTCACCCTGAGACAATGCCTCTGCAAGGCTAAGTTGTGTACGCTGTTGTGCAGCAACACGCTCATTAATCTTAGAGATAGAGTCTAGAGCCTTGTAGCGTTCGTCATACTTCTTGTTAATTTCAACTTCTTGCTCTCCAATACGCTGAAGGTCTGCCTCAAGGTCATCAAGACCTCCTGGCATATTCTTCATGTCTTCAATTTGGTTAGAGAACGAATCAATAACATCTTGGAATGGATCCTTAAGAGCCTTAAACTTAATCTTAATCTGCTGCTCTTTGGCAGTAAACTGCTCCATTGCCTTGTTAAAGCCTTCATTAAAGATTTCCTGCATACCTTCCTTGGTTTGCATCTTAATCTTAATTTCAAGTGCTTCCTTATTTGCAGCATCTTGGAGTGCTTCGTTAAGAACCTGTAGCTGGTCTACGGTAAGTGTATCAAAGTTAGCCAGCATGGTTTGTAGGTCACTATCTGCAAGAATAGCTGCTGTTTGCGTATCAGTGAGTGCTGAATTAAATCTGATCAGTGCGTCAAGACCTGCGACTGTTGCATCAGTTGTAGCATTTGCATTTGCAACACTCTTTGAGGCATCTGCTACGCTTTGTGCCTTGCGTGCTTGTTCGGCAAGTGCGATGATTTGACGAATCTCTTCTGCACTCTTAGCATTAGCAATTGCTGCTGCAAGTGCTGCATCCTCAATAAGCTTGTAAGCATTGGCATATGTCATACCCAAACCTACCAGCTTAGTTAATGCTGTGTTTTGAGCTCCAAGGTTTGTAAGACTCTTCTGCTGTTCATCCACAAACTTACCTAAAGTAATTGCCTGTAGTCTGTGAGCAATAAGTCCAAGGTCTGTCTTAAAGCTTGTTACTCTACCGTTTGCATCAAAGTTAAAGAACTGACCCTTATACTGGTCCCACTCTTCTTTGGACATACCAGTCATAAGTGAGATAACATCTTCTCCCAAACCAAGTCCACGGAGCTGTTGCGACAAACCTCCGAATGCACTTACAGAAGCAGCTCTAATTGCACCCATAGAACTTTCAAAGTCTTCTGTCAGTCCCTGGGCTGCATTAGCGAAGTCTCTAATGTCTTTAATTACAGAGTCTAGGAATGATGTTGGTGGCTTTTGTGCATCTGTACCGCCGCCACCGCCGCCGCCAGAACCGCCGTAAGATCCTGGTGGTGGAGCTGTACTTGTTACCTGTGGGGCTGTGTCAATAACGTACTGCTTAGCGTTGGCAGCTGCAATAGCTGCGGTTGCATCAGCAATCTGTTGTGCGGTGTATCCATAGTTTGCCTGAGCCTTCTTGCCAGACCTATTCATACCCATTTCACGGAATGATGTAGATCCAAGGTTTTGCTGTGCAATACCCTGTTGCTTTAAGTACTGAACTGCCTGTGCAGGGGTAACCTCTTCGTGTGTGGTGATATATCTAGTTAGATAAACTTTTTGCTGTGATGGTGGTAGAGAGTTAAACCAGTCTTGGTTAGCAGTCAAAGCCTTAATTCCAGCTTCATCAATGCTGGTCATTTGACTCAGAATGGTTTCAAGAACCATTGGCCCCTTTGCTGCTTCTGCCTCAATCAAAGCTACGTCATTCTGAACCTTTTCGAACTGCTGTGGGTTTGTAACAGACATTTGAACAAAGAGTTCCATGTCGCCACCAATTGCCGTAATTGTATTAATAAACTCAGAAAGCTTAAGCTGTTCTTCCTGATTCTTATTCTCAAACATGGCAATAAAGTTTCTTTGCACATCTTCTTTTGGTGTTCCATCTTCATTAACAAACGAGTTCATTACCTGAATCATTTGACCACCCTCGGCTGTTCCAAGGTTGCTTACCATGTTCAAGGTTGCTGTCATTACACCCTGGTCACTACCAAATGTGTCCATCAAGCTAATAAATGTTTGTGGTGGAATATCTCCAGTTGAAAGTAGGAACTTCATTTGATATTCTTGAGTCTGGTCTAATCCACCAGCAGCAACAATTTTATCTTGTGCTGACTGTGCCAGTGCTGCCATGGTTGGATCATTCTCATAAGTCTTTTTAATTTGAGCATCCATAGCTTGACCCATTTGAGCCTGCTTCATTGCATACTTGGCATCAGTATATGGCTTAACTACAGCATCAATCGTTTTCTTTTGCTCTTGCAAAAGCTTTAGCTTATCTTTCTCATGCTGAGTAGTAAGCTCTGATGCCTTAGCTGAGTCACCACTTGCATTAGCAATCTCAAGTTTCTTTTGATACTCAAGATCAAGTGCGTCTACGAGAGCCTGTTGCTGTTGCAACTGTACGGCACCTTGTGCCACAATTGTTCCGTATGCCTGACCTTGCTGATTAAAGGCTTCAAAAATATTAATATTGTTTTCTGCTGCCTTAACCTGAGCCAAAGATGCCGTAATTGTTTGATTAAGAGTTTTCTGTCCTTCTTGTGCAATCTTAAGGCTAACTGTAATTCCAGATTCAGCAATATTTTCACCGTTTGGACCTAAAAGACTTAGCAGCTTAGCATTAACACCTAGAGCAAATGTTGGATCCTGAAGCTTTTCTCCCAAAGCAGCTACAATGCTTCGTGCCTGCTCTGGATCAAGTGCACCAGAGACTACAGCCGTTGACATTTGCTGAACAATTTGATCTCGTAGGTTGACTAAAGATTGTCCATTCTTGACTTGTTCTTCGATAGACTTTGTGATTGCCGAACCTGCATCTGATTCTAAATAGCTTTGTCCAAAAGTTACATCTTTTACCTTTTGCTCGTTTAGTTTAGCAATAGCCTGTTGACGCTGCTGATCCATTTGCTGGCTTGCAGTAGTTCTACCACTTGCTGTAGCCAAACTTTCTATAGCCTTGGTTCCTGCACCAATTGCTGAGTTATATTCAATAGCCTTATTAACTCCATCGTCAAATGCTTGCTTTAGTGCCATTCCACCAGCAGCTACCGCAGCTAAAGCGGCTACAGCCAAACCAGCTGGGCCTGGGATCATTCCAAGAACAGAGGCGACACCAGAAATAGCCATGAGTGGTCCACCAACTTGTCCTGCGATATCGCCAACTGGTCCACCCATCATTGATGCTGCAGACAAGGCACTGCCAGCAACCATTCCAGCCATTCCAAGTTTTCCTGGGGACATTGCTCCACGAAGTCTTTGCATTCTTGTCTGCTTAACCTGTGCCTCTTGCTCTGCTGCAAGTGCAGCTGCTGCGTTTGCCCTTCTTGTTTCGGCAGCCTTAAGACCTGCAGCAACTCTACGTGGGTCCTTAACTCTTTCTTCAGCCTGTGCTGTTTCTTGCTTAATTACCTTAGTTTTCTTTTTGGTTTCTTTTGTTTGCTCTACATTGGCATTAAGAGAATCTTGAGCTGCCTTGATTTGTGCAGCACTTCTCTGACTTGATTTACGCTGTGCTGGCGTTTGTGTTGCAAGAACTTGTTCTCTAGCCAACTGCCCTGCACCAACAGCTTGAGCATACATACCAAAGGTACCAGACATAGCACCCTTTTTGATTGTTCCAGACTCCCAGTCAGCACCGATTGCACGAAGTGCTCTTCCTTGAACCTGCAATTCTTTTTCTGTTAAGGCTACGCCACGTGTAATCTTGCTCTGAATTTCTGCAATCTGCTTTTCAGTTGCACCAGTTTTCTTTAGGTACTCAAAATAAATCTCTCTGTTCTTAGATGACTTAGCAAGGCTGCCAAGGATAAGATTGTTTTCTCCACCAGTTTGTACAGACCAAGCACCTTCACCCCAGGCTCTCTTATCTTTCTTTTGCTCATTTGTAACCTCAATAACGTGAGAACGATCAAGCTGTGTAGCAGACTTAATCTGCTGATCAGTAACCTTGATTCCTCTCTCACGCATTGCAAGAAGTGCTCTCTCTGTTTCCGTTGCTGCTGCAGTAGCTCTTGCTAATTCTGCTTCAGCTGCACTCTTACCATAAAGCGATTCCAGATGTTCTGGAAGAGACATCTTAATGCCAGCAGAGCTTACATTGTACTTCTTTGGTGCTGCACCCTTTGTGCCATCTGCATACCCAGGAATTTTGCCATCAACCATAGCCGAAATAAGTGGGCCATAACGAGCAACCATTTTCTTTGGAATGACTGCTTCACCAGGCATAAGCATGGCTGGGTGACTATCCTTGTTACCATATCCAGGAACCATCTTAATACCATCAGCATACTTCTTAGGAGCTTTTCCTGTTCTTCTTGTTCCTCCACCAGATGTAAGAATTGGACCCATAAGTGCATTTTGCTGAGCAACAGCTGCTCCATAAGCACTGGCAAGATTTCTTACAGTGCCTGCTTCTGCCGTAAATGTTTGAATAAGACTGTTGTGTACTTGGTTAAGTGATGCAGAAACTGCTGCTGCCTGCAACTGTTCTGTATTCATGTAGCCAAGTTGTTCGGTCAGAACATTGCTTTGTGAGCCAAGACCCTTAAATCCATTACGAACAAATAGGACACCCTTAACAATGTTAGCCAAACCGTTAGCAAGCAAACCAAATGTCATTAGAAGTACAGGACCAATTGCACCAATAGCACCTACTGCAATGACCGCAAATTGTTTTGCACCATCGCTCCAACCATTGAAGGCTTCTAAGATTTGTGTACCAAAGTTAATTAGTGGCGTTACAGCCTTCATAAACTCTTCACCAAGAGGGGCAATAGCCGCCTTAAAGTTTTCAATAGCTGCCTGATACTTAAATAGTGGGGATGCCTCAATACGTCCTAATTCTCGTTCAGACAGTGATGCTAGCTCTGCTGCTGATGCTTTAGTAAGATCGAGAACACGACTTGCCTGGCTACCCTCGGCAATTACGTTCTGGAACAATGTAGACAGACGTGAGAACTGGAACTTACCAAACAACTGCTCAATAGCCTGTGCACGGTTGAGAGGGTCTAGTGTGTCAAGTGCCTTAGCAAAGTCTACAACAATGCCTCTTACGTTACCCTTATTGGCTTCTACAATACCCTGAAGATTAATACCAAAACTAGCAAGCATATCCACTGCTTCACCAGTTGGGTTAATCAGCGATGCCAAACCAGATTTCAGTGCGTTAGCACCTTCAGATGCGTTAATGCCACCTTCCTTCATAGCTGTAAGGAAGAATGTAAGGTCTTCTACGTTACCACCAAGTTGCTGAACAACAGGACCAGCCTTGGGGATAGCCTCTGTAAGGTCTTCAATAGATGTAACGGTTTGGTTTTCAACTGCGTTAAGGAAGTTAATTTTTCCAGAAAGTTGATCTGCTGCTACACCAAAAGCATTTGTAAGGGAGATGGTTGTTTCAAGAGACTGTGCCTGATCTACCCCACCAAGTACGGCAAGACGGTTTGCCTCTGCTACCTGAGCTACAAGATCGGCACCAGTCTTACCCATAGCAGCTGCATCTGCTGCAAGACCAATAGTCTTAGATACTGCTACGCCATACTTAGTAAACTCTCCACCAAGATCTTTAATTTGCTGAGTGATTTGCTCAGTATCTGCCATAGTGGTAGTAAAGTCACCGTATACACGCTGAAGTCTAAGAACTTGCTCTTCAATTGCCTGGAACTCTTTAGCTGCAGCAGCACCCATAATGCCAAGCGGAATGGTAAAACCAACCATAAGCTGACGACCAGCCCACTGTGTGTTCTTACCAAAGTTGAGAAGGTTTGTAGAACCCTGTTGCATTAACTGATTAAATAGCTGTGCCTTCTGTGCTGCAATAGCAGTTTGTGTTCCTAAATCCTTCATGTCAAGAACTTGTGGACGCACAGCAATTGCCTGCATAGCACCAGAAGCGTCACGACCAAGCTTGATGTACTGAGTCTGAAGGGTCTTTACTCTTTCACGAGCAACCTTTTCAATGGTATCAAACTCTGTTCTAAAACCTTTACCAAAGGTCTTTGTTGCACCAAGAGAGTATCTAAAGTATTGCCCCATGGACAACTTGTTCTTTTCAAGTGCCTGGGTAAAAGATTCTGTAGTAGTTTTTACTCTTTGAATACTGGCGGTAAATTGACCAGTTGAATTAATATTGTTGACCAGATTTCTCTGCATCTCTGACAAACGTGCATTAGAGATAGATCCAGTCTTAGCCATCGTGGTCTGGAAGACTGATATCTGCCTCTGAAGCTCTTTAAGGCTAGCAAGAGCACCAGAAGCATCAATATCAAGATTAATATTGGATTCGATATCAGCCATTCACAGTTACCCCGACATTT